TTATATTACTGGATAATCATCATCATCCTTCCATATCCGGTTAATAACGAATGTCACTATTCCTAACACTACGACGTCGTTGAGTGCTTCACCTTCCAGCGCCTCACCATCACGAGTAATAAACGCCTTCCCCATAACTTTCGCAAAATCCGTACCGCCGGTGTATTGAATTAAAACGGTGTCTCCTTGTTTTGGTTTAACGGAGAAATCAACTACGGCATAACCAGTTTCAGTCTGTACGACCCGAGTATTAGGGCCGATGCTGCATAGCTTATCGACGGTTAACCGTCCCTCCACATAGTCTGATGCTGGCGATGGAAATCCCACGATTACAGCCCTCCATTCGGGTTGTAAAGCTGGAACGTGCGATCGTCACCTTCCTGCGTTGAGACATCCCGGAATGTCGTCACATAGTGCTCTATCCACTGGTTAGCCTGCCGTGGCGACCAGTGCCAGTTATATCTCTCCAGTTCCTGCAGAAATCGCCTGGTGGTGAGGATGCGCTTTCCGTTAGGCAGGATATCTATTGCCTTACGGCAGGCCGTCTCGATTTCGTATAAACGCGGCATACTTCCCCTGTCAAACTTACTGTATATAAATGGGTCTTCCCTTGTTGTGGTGGCTGAAGGCATGATAATGGTGTATTAATTCGCCAGAGGTCACCACCATGGACGAAAAGTCCCTCTATGCTCATATCCTCAACTTGTCAGCTCCGTGGCAGGTAAAGTCTCTTTCTCTCGATGAAAATGCCGCTTCTGTTACCGTTACTGTCGGGATCGCTGAAAATACTCAGTTAACCTGTCCAGCCTGCGGGAAATCCTGTCCCGTTCACGATCACCGGCATCGTAAATGGCGCCACCTCGATACCTGCCAGTTCGCCACAATAGTTGAAGCCAGTGTGCCCCGTGTTATGTGTCCGAAGCATGGATGCCAGACTTTGCCTGTTCCGTGGGCGGGGCCCGGCAGCCGGTATACGCTGCTGTTCGAATCATTCGTGCTTTCATGGCTGAAAATCAGCACTGTTGATGCAGTCAGGAAACAACTCAAACTGAGCTGGAATGCCGTTGACGGCATTATGACCCGCGCGGTTAAACGAGGTCTTGCACGGATAAAAAAGCCGTTAGCAGCCCGGCATATGAATGTGGACGAGGTCGCTTTTAAAAAAGGACATCGTTACATAACGGTGATCTCCGATCGTGACGGGCAGGCGCTGGCTTTAACGGATGATCGAGGTAAGGAAAGTCTTGCCGGTTACCTCAGAACCCTGACTGACGGACAGCTACAGGCCATTAAAACGCTCTCAATGGATATGAATGCGGGCTATATAAGAGCCGCGCGCATCCACTTACCGTGTGCAGTTGATAAAATCGCCTTTGACCGCTTCCACGTAGCGAAACAGCTGGGTGAGGTGGTGGATAAAACCCGCCAGAATGAACATCCCCGTCTTCCGGTTGAAAGCCGCCGTCAGGCCAAAGGTACCCGCTTCCTGTGGCAGTACAGCGACAAATGGATGACTGAGTCCCGGCAGGAAAAGCTGATGTGGCTGCGGGAACAGATGCAGCAGACAAGCCAGTGCTGGACACTGAAAGAGCTGGCCAAAAATATCTGGGATCGCCCATGGAGCACAGAACGCAGGAATGACTGGTTGACGTGGATATCGCTGGCGTCTGAATGTGATGTGCCTATGATGAAAAACGCAGCGAAAACCATCAAAAAACGGTTATACGGAATACTGAATGCGATGCGTCATCGGGTCTCGAATAGTAATGCAGAGGCGCTGAACAGCAAGATCAGACTGCTGAGGATAAAGGCCAGGGGATACCGAAACCGGGAGCGCTTCAAGCTGGGAGTGATGTTCCACTATGGAAAACTGAATATGGCGTTCTGAGTCTTCCCACCATAATCGGGGAAGACCCTTATGCATACAGTATTTTTAATGAAAGGGAAGATCAATAGCGGATGAACATCCACTTGTCTGTTTGACGACCTACGTAGCAACAGCTCCAGCAAATTCATCATCTTGCATAAGCTGATACTCTGCCTGCTCAGTCCATGATTTTGAGGATGACGTATCCAGAGTGACAGGGTACTCGCCTACATTAACCTTTGCCGCGTCATTGTATCGAACAGACAAAGAGGCTTTAACCAGCCCCACATCATCCTGCCTAGTTCATGGTTAACGTGTGGCTCGCTAAATTATATCCATTACCTAATTAGATGATGTTATCTATACTGTATAAAACCATAAAAATAAATAAAACAAATAACAATGGCTTAGAAAGAATACCATTTCTTTTAATGATAACACCCATTCCGCCACCAACGTAATCTATATGCTCTCCACCATAAATAGTCAAGGGATCTTGTTTTTTATTCCCAATAATTGGTATAACATAAAAATAACCTTTAAATTTAATCACTAAGCATGTTCTGTTGAAGATAAATAATTTAGGACGAACACCACCATCTCTCATTTTAACGCTGATGAGCCATGGAGGAATACTCGAGCCAGTGAGGTATACATGTAATATACAATTCATTATTTTAAACTCGCCATGTTCCAACCATCAACAATTGCTTTGCACAATGCAAAATATCGCTTCATTTTACATCTAACAATTGCTTTAATACCTATTATTATCATTAACGAAACAATGTTAATAACATACATTAAAGAGTTTGTAACAAGATATTTTCTCTCAAGATAAACTCTATTTCTGAAAGAATAAATACTTTTTACTTCAGAGCCCTCCAGGTAAGGTGAGTGAAATCTTTGTTTGTTTTTGTTTAATGTCCATGATTCATCGATATCCTGAACTCTTGAATCCGTCACCAATAAAATTTCAACCCCTTTACTTGCCATTCCAAGTGTGTATTCAGTATCATCGAAATATAGGTATAAGTCAGCATTTGGAAGGCCGATTTTATCAATAATAGAAGATTTAAAAAAAATACCACCGTACGGTGCGCATGGTATTGTCACAACTTCTTTATGAAACCCATTTTTTTTATTAATATTTTTAGATTTCTTTTTTATTTTATTTTTTATATAGTTAGAGATTGAAAATGCCATGAATGAATTCTTAGGGCCCAATATAAAATCATTATTCAGAGTTTCAAGGAATTTAATATAATGTTCTCTATCATCTCTAAAGCATGAATAAACCCTTTCTTCGCCGCCCATTTTATTCGATACAAACAATAAATTATTAACGCAATTATCCCTTGGTTTATTGTCATCATCCAAAACAAAAACCCACCCGTCCTCCTTATTAATTTCAGAGGCAATCTTGATAGCTTTCTTAAATCCCGGGGCAGATCCTTCATTTGTGTCATTTCTTATTATTGATATTTTCACATCACTATATCTTGTTTTAATTGAATTTAATTTTGAGTTATTCTCGTTGCTAGAACCATTATCAATTATTACAAAATCACAAACTCCCTGCTTAATGCACTCCCCCACAACAGTTTCAACAAAATGCGCTCTTTCGCTATATGTTACGATTGCCGCTGTGATTTTATTCATTCTAATCCCTATAAGTAACAATCTAAAAAACATTGATTTACAAAAAGTATTTTAGATTATACAAACATTACAAACGAGAATTCAATACCAAAAAACAGAACAATCCTATTCACATCATTACCACATGATTTTAAAGCATTTTATTGCACCTCACCCCCCTCTCACATTATTTAATCTTGACAATAATCATTTCTACTTTTTAATGAAACAAATCTAGCGTATACTGTCATCTTGGTTTTTCATTGATTTCCATCCGGTGAATCCTATTGTCAATTAAGTGCCATCCCTGGCAATGAATTAAACTTCCCTGATCGAAACCCACGCTATATCGATCTGCTTTCCCGTCTCTCCCAAAAGTGTAAGCCGCAATGCTTTTGTAGCGGCAGCATTCCCGCCGACAGCCCAGTATCTTACCTTGTGCTCCATCCATCCCAGCCCTACTGGCAGGCTGTATTGCATCGCCAGCGTCTCTTTTCCGTCGGCCTGCTGCCCGATAAGAAGCTTTAACTCGGCAAAATCCTGAGAGTCTGGTGTTATTGGAGAGGTTGAAAAATCGGACGTTGAACTGAACAGGGGGAGCCATCGACGGCACCAGATTTTTATTTCCAGCTCGACGGCATCCTGTTCTGTGGGGGCTGTAAAGTCCTGAGACACAAAATTTGTATCATCAACCGCCACAACCTTTGTGCATCCTGCCGGAGGATTACCGCCCGCCGGGGCATAACGCGGCACACTTCCAATACGATTCCATGAGGCAATTTCCGTATCACCAAAGCGAGTCTGCGAAAGCAGCTCACTCCCGCGGGCTCGTTTTTCCTGCGATTGCCAGTTATTGACCTGCTTGCTGTCTCGCCCTGTGTAATCAACATGGATGTCTGACAGGCTGAAATTCCCGGAAGCCACCAGTAAAAAGCTGATTTTATCCCCCTGCATAAATTTCACCGCATCACTTCCCGTCAGCGGTCCACTGATTTGCTGCCAGGCAGCTACCGGGCTGTTGTATGTGGCTTCCGGGCTGCTCTGGTCAGGTGCAACCAGATAGTTCAGTGCATAAACCGTGACCGCATCGCCCTTTGTCACAAGATTCACGGACGATACACCCTCTCCGGTTGAAGGGAGGATGACCTCAACAAGGGCGTAATTCGTAAACGCCAGTGAATTTCCCTGCGCCAGCTGACCGTATTCAGAGTTGTAACGGGTCCGGTTTGCGCCGATATCGTTATTCAGTACAGTCAAATCATCGAAGTAGGCCTGTTTCGCATCCGGAATGGCGGTATGGCCCAATGTGATCTCTTTGAACTTCTTCGCCCTCTCCAGAATATTTCCATAAACCAGATCGCTCACTGAGCTGATAGTGACGCCTGGCCGTGGCCGGAATATTTTAATTCCACTGCGAGGGCGCGGCATCGCATTAATACATTTCAGTATCGGAGACCAGAGCTGGGAGTTGGTTCGCGTTCCGGGGTGAGAACCGGCCCATATGCGTGGTTCTGAGAAAAATTCAAAGTTCCTGGCCTCCGTCGTGATATCCCAGAACTCTGCGCCCAGCGTCTCAGCAACCGCTTTCATTTGCGCATAGGCATACGGCTCGATTTGCGGATGCTCACTGCAAATGATGGGTTTTGCTCCTAATGCACGTACAGAGCGGACGACTCTCTCCATGCTGGCCTGCCAGTACCGCCAGTTTGTTGCGCGAATGGCCGCATCATTCGTCTGGCTGATAATCACCACGTGGCTGGCCCCCATGTCTCCGATCCCCCACCCGAACGTTTTGCTGTTATTCAGGATGCGATCGTTAATCATCAGATAGGTGTTCCCAGATACGCCATATGGCTCGATCCGCCAGTCGGTCAACGAAGACAGCACGGCGGCATACGACTTATCTTTCAGTGCATGCATCGATTCGGTATAACTGTCTCCCGCAAAAACAGTTTTACTGCTGTTTTTGACGGTGATTTTCTCGCTGATGAACTCGGCAGAGGAAACTGAATACTGCCCTGTGACCAGCTTGGCCATATTGCGTTCAGTCAGACGACGCAGCACAGGGTCCATCGTTATCGCGGCATCTGCCGCCATCAGGAAGAACCCTGTGGCATAGCGCTCGGAGGTTGCTGGTGCCACACCAGAGCCTACCCACAGGGTATAGACAGGGTCCGTATATGTGCTGACCTGCCCAGCCTGCCAGACCAGGTAGAGGTTTTTGCCAACATTTCTAATCCCGCGCTCAGTGGTATATGCGATTTCCGCCAGAGTCGAGCCATTAACCTGGAATATCTGCGCACGGGCGATACCGGCCACATCCGCAGCATTTTCAGCATAGATCAGGAAATAGGCTCCAATGTATTTTCCCCGCAAGTCTGCAGCACTGGTATAGCCAACAAACTCCGTCGCTGACCCGTCAGTACGCCACTTGATAGCTTTGGTATACCCGCGGTCCAGCAGCGCTTGCTGCGTGGTAAGGGATACAACAGCCGACCCACCACGAACCGGCGGATTCAGGCTTCCCCCATCCATGTCTCCATACGTCAGCAGGTTGCGCTCAAAGTTAAACTGGAGAACGTCCTGGCCTGCAAATCTGACCTGGTTCAATGTGTCCAGTTCGTTGACGACACGCTTGGCAACACCACGCTCAGTCAACCTCCAGAGTAGCGGCTGAATATCGTAGTCCGTTGCGCCCACGGAAAGATAAAAGGCGGTGGCAAACCGGTTTGCAGTAACTGGTGCAGTCGCCCAGCCAAGGCAAAGCTCGGTAACGGGGTTGGTATATGCGGTGACAGTGCCCTTTGCCCAGAGCAACCACAGGTAGTCGCCCACTTTACGCTTACCGATATCGTTGCTGTAGGTGATCTGCGCGAGATTCCCATCATTGCTCTGAAATATATTCGCGTAGTCCAGGTTATCAATATCAGCAGCATTCTCAGCATAGACGAGAAAATATCCGCAAACCGTTTTCCCGCGCAGGTCTGCATTGCCGGTGCTGCGAATGAACTCTGTTCCGCCGATACGGGCTTGCAGGGCATTTTTATAGCCACGCTCAATTAACGTCTGCTGTGTAGTGAGGGCAACAACGGATGAGCCGGAGCGAATCAGCGGGTTCAGTGAACCACCATCGAGGTCGCCGAAGTTGATGATATTGCCGTGGTAATTGAACTTCTTATCCAGTTCGCGATGGTTGATTGCAAAGTCGCTGGCCGGGTATGGCGCGTCCCATTTCACGCTGTCGAGTGTCATCGTAGATTCACTGAACACATAGCACAGACCCGTAATAAATCTCGAATCTGAGGGAGCCCCTAATCCTGCTTTACCAATATGCAGGTATCTGGCACTACCGTCGGCAGGAACAAAAGCCAGGGTGCCATAGCAGCGGATATTTGCAGAAATGTCGCGACGGAAATTGACATAAGGAACCGCCGGGTTGGTGATGTTATTCAGGCCCGCGTCAGCCAGATATGAGCACGTTGAATCTGCGCCAAAAGAACCATCAGCTGAGAATACCAGCGCCGACATCAGCACATACTTACCATACAGAGCCTCAGGAATTTTTACCGGCGATGCCAGCATGCTGGCATAGGTATCACCATCAGGAAGACGGACTCCATTTTTACAACCAATTCCGAGCAGGTAGGTATCCGTAATGGCAACAAGCTTACCTGTTACATAGGATGACCCGGCGTTTTTCATCTTCGGCGGCTGACCTGAACGAAAGCCACCATCATCGAACATATTCGCCAGCCGGAAAGGATAAATTGTTGCCTGCGATGGCATCCGGCGCCCGGTAGGCTGCAGCGTCCCGGCAACGTTCATCACCTCGATTGCGAGCGCGCTGTCGTCCGGGCTACGGTAATACGTGGTCGAGCCCACCGGAATATTCGCGATATCCGCCTGCGCCGCCGCCAGCGTCGCATACTGCTTACTGAGCGGGATCAGGTTCTGCCTGACCTCATCGTTTTTCGCCATCATCTGGCGCCAGGTGTCCAGCGGTTTTCCTCCGCGGTCATCAACCGTCTCCTCTGGCCCGTTCACCAGCCGATCGGCCCGTTTAACGTTATCCAGGAAAATTTCAGGCGTGGTTGTTCCCAGCGGCGGATTCAGTTCATCTGCTGCCATGTTTTTTGCTCCAAAAAAGGCGTTCGCGCAAACGAGGGTTTGAGCGAAAAGAGTTAATTAGGGGGTGTTATGGGGTATTACGCGACGTCGCCGGGGTATGTAGCGTCGTCGTAGTCATAAAATTCAGCACGGTATTGCCGGGCCGTTATCTCGCAGGTTCCATCGTCTTGTGGCACTATCTCGGACACAATGGCGTGATACAGGTCGCTCTCAGAACTACAGAAAATTAACCGGGGAGGCTCAATTATCGGATCATCCAGCAGGATATCGGCGAACTCAGATTGATACGGGACTGATACCTGATAGTTGTCGCCTGTGGGTGATGCTTCAAACAGCCGTGATGCTTTTCCATCCTGATAACGCAGATAGACGCGTGGATTTGCAAAAGTCCAGTCCAGCGGCTCCGACACATCGAATGTGGTCACCCCACCAGCAGTAGTCATCGACTCAATCAAACACGAAACGGTGTTGCTGCCAGGGATATCATCGGTAAGCACAATACGATCCCCGACGTTGTAACAGAGCGCGTCCAGTTCCGTCGTCGTTTTATGCGTCATGCGCTGCAGCTGGTATTTTCTGAGTCGGCGCATACCAATCTGGTATGCGTGATCAGGATTGCCTACACCATCAGCCCGGTATGCCTCTATTTTCAACGGCGTTGGGTTGCCAGGCAGACGGCATTGCACCGTTTCTTCTGCCCAGGTCGAGCCGTTGATATAGGTTACGTCAACACCATCGTAATCGTCGTCAGTCACCGTGCTGAAATCGGTCTGCATCTCGGATACCATCTCGTGAGGGGTGATAGCCCCGGTCCAGGGTTTAACGCCTTCACGACCCACTGATGCAACAGACTGGGTATTTAGCAGAAAATAACTCTTACCGGCTGCAGCGATTTTCTGAAGCATTTCCAGCGCGGAAATACTGTCACCGGTGGCAAAATCGAAATACTCGCCGTTCGGGGTCCAGTAAGTCTGCTCCAGGGCATCTATTGCCTCAGTATCCATTTCCATACCAAGAGAACGGCCGACGTGATAAAGCGCACCAGAGATACTACGGGCAACGCCGGAGTCATAAATGCGCGTGGCCACAACGTTTACGCGCCGGTCAGACTGAGCCGCCAATTTGCCCCCCGTCTCAACCGTAATCCCCATCAGGGTGACGCCAGCATAGGATGTTGGCCGAGCCAACAAGCGACCACGCAACGCTTGCCAGTACATCGAGTCACGCGCGTTATTGCTACCCTGCTCATTGCGGCGGCGGCAGCGCACCTCAACCAGCCCAGGAGAAGAGAGATCAAAACGCTCTGTAAAACCCAACCCGTTGATATTTTTAAGCGCGTAAACCCCCTGCCTGCTCGTCCAGCCAGAGCCAGAACCATAAACACGGTACTGTATTTCCCACTCACAATGCCGGATGCGTTTTTTGCCTTTGCTGTCGAATCCGCAAATGCCAGACGGAAAGGAGAAATTCACCTCGAAAGCGTCCACCACTTCAGATTCCGGGCAGGCAAGGAACGGCCCCATCCAGGTATTGTTGTCGCTGATCCCTGTAGCCTGATAGTCAATCATCGTGCGGGGTGAGAAGCCAGACCAGGAAGGATCAACCACTCCATCAATCAGTCGCTGAACCGTTGCGGTCGTACCGTCCGCATCCGCAATGCGGTACTCGTTGCCACGGTGAGCCAGCGCCAGGCGTTGTGTCCCCTCCGGTATCCCGGAAAATGCCACTCCGGTTGCACTCCCATAAGCCAGCGTAACGTTTGCAGTTATTGCCGGACTGCCTCCGCTGGACGCGGCGCCGGAGGTGAATACAGGACCGTCTCCAAAAACAGCTGCAGGCAGCGATGATGAGGTAATGTCTCCGCCTAGCCAGGGGCTCGAAGCCTCAGCAATCATCACAACACCGCCGCTATCCTGCGCCAGTAATCCTGACCCGGTCAGGCCCTCGTTTATCACCGCCAGCAGTCCGGGCATATTCACATAGTCTGCAACGAGGGAAATAGTGTACTCATGTCCCTGCCAGGTGATCGTAAAAGTCTGGCCGGTACCGGAGTAATCATATGTTGATGGGGAGGCATTTGCTTTCAGGCTGGCCGCATTTCCACCCACCCCGGGTATCGCGTCCTGTTTTGCCGTATAAGTTGCAATAACCAGTTCGTATTCAGTGCCGTTAATTTCCAGAGTAACCGGCATACCCGGATAGGGATTAATTTCACCCAGAGAGTTACTGGCGAGAACGCTATATCCCGACGAGGTTGAAACCAGAAAATTCATCGGGGCGACGATCGTAACAATGACCCCCTCAACCCACGACTCAGGCAACGCATTGCCTTCATCGTCATCATCGTTGCCATCATCCAGCCCGTTAAACGTCACGGATGCGCCAGAAACGGTCATACTGTCGGCGTTGATATCTGTCGAATCTGGCGAGGTCTGGGCCATATCAAGCCCACTCCCGCTGGAAGTACCACCTACCTCTGTCGAGTTGAACCAGTTTTCACTTCGCCGATCTCCTGAAACATCTGCTCCTGGTGAATAAACGTTGTAACTGAACGAGTCCCCTAATGCTGAAATAGGTGTTGAACCCACACGGATATCACCATTTGTAAACGCGAAATTCCCCTTTCCAAGGCAAACCATCATTTCGACAGTCATTAGCGTTGGATCATCAGGATTAAAGCGCGTCACTGGCTGTACGACATAATCTGGATAGATACGGCAACGCCCAAACACTTCGCGGATTGGGTCGCCAAGTTTCGCCTGGTTCGCTTTGACTGGGTTTAAATCCAGCCCCAGACCACTGGAGGATGAATAGCCGCCTTTATCCATGTTCGACATGGTGATCAGCACATACACAGCCGAGGCTGCAGCGATGGCCGCCGCTGCCCAGGCAGCGATAGCAGTTGCCGTCACTCCCTCACCAGGGATCGGGTAGACTTTTACATCGCTCTCGGCACTGATAAAGCATAAAGGCCATTCTGCCGGTGGGACCGGCTTACCATTCACCTCAAACGTAACACGCTGCACCATATCGTTACGGTAGTTATCGACATGCTGGAGCATCCAGTCATGTATGGTCGTATCCCGGTGTTCATGCGTCTCCAGCGGTTCGCCAGGCAAACGCGACGGGTAAAGGCGGATTGTCACTGGTAATACTCCACTTTCAGAAACTGACGTTCAAAACGCGCTAGGGGAAGAATGGTTACGTTGCGCCGGGGATTGCATTCAATAACGTAAAGCGCTCCCTCCATTTCGACGACAACACCAAGGTGGCCGATCATATTTCCCATATAGCAGGCGGCAACCGCACCGTTGCACGGCTTGCAGGGAGTCAGGTCACGCGAAAAACTCTCGCAGACTTCCCCCATTTCAGAGCTTCCACGCTCTTTAATCACCGCCTCAAACGCGGGCCATTCAGGCAGCCCCAGGTCCCGGCGGACCTCATGTACAATGCCGTAGCAGTCGAGAACAGGAAAAGTGCGGCCGCCCATCTGCCAGCGGACAGTCAGGTATTTGTCAATGTTGAGCATAAGGAACCTATCGGGAGTAACGGAGACCCTGGAAGTACGTCAACGTGTATCTTTCACGTGGCCAGGCATAATCGAGCATATTTTTAAATCCGGCAGTGACGTTTACAGTAAGCGGAGTCCAGGAGCCTCCTTTAACCGGCATGACGTAAGGCGGCTCCGCTGGCGCGGTAAGGTCAGTGGAAATGTATTTCCTGAATGTGATGCTGGCAGTGGATATGGCATCAATGACTTTGCGAATAGCCGTGGATACAACGCCGTCGACGTTGCATAGCATAAACTTCAGGTCCTGCGTCCCGTCTTCGTTTCTGGCAGGAAGGGAAAGGACAATGGCACAGGCAATAAACGTTACTGTTTCGCCCCCCTCGGTAACCGCCGTAATGTCCTCATACCCCTCACACAGATAATGCGTCTGGCCGCCAATATCGATCTGCAACGTACCAATGATGACCTCCGACCCGGAGGACGCATAAAGGCGGTTAATCGCTGTCATGTTTAGGCCACTCCTTGTTCAGCGCGATATCAAGTAGCGAGCTCCCGACAATCCACTCCGGATATTGCCCCCAGCTAACTGGAGCGAGTGGACGCTCTCTTAATTCAACAGTTGCTGAATAACGCCAAAGACCGGGTTTAATAAAGGCAGGCCCCTTATAAATACCTACAAATCGACATTTAAAAAATTTAAGGCCAACAGGGGTTTTGCATTTCATGTAAAACCATGCAACACCATCAGTTAATACATCCCTGTACCATGCTTCAAATGCCTGTGCTTGCGCGTCAGTTTTAAACTGCCAGACAACCGTATTATCAGTCGGCACTGATGTATATTTTCTACGCTGCCTGGCAAGCCCTCCCACCCTATCGGTTCGAATCATAGGATCTGTCGGTTCAAATCCATAATTATCGTACGTTGGGCCGGGGATACAATCATGAGGATAATAAATATCGGTCATTATTTCTTACGCCTCCCCGGATAAACTGATTTAAGTGAGCGACCATAATTCTCAGTTGGATTAATAACCTGGGAAGTAAAATATTGCTTAAGCCTTTTTTCAGATGCACGCTGCCGCTGATCCCACATTTGGATCGTTGCATCGTCCGGTTTCCCGGTGTAGGTGTTATTGAACTCAACATGCAGAGGGTTTCCGGCAAGGGAACGCTGTTGCCGCACCTGTTCCAGAGTGGCATCCAGTTTTGCTGATGTTCCTGCCGTTGTTACACGCTCCCCTTTTTTCAAAAGCCAGGTGCCCGTTTCCGGTATTTTATCGATACCATCGTGCGCCATGCCAGAAAGGGCTAATCCTGAGATCGCAGCAACAAGAGGCTCTGTGACACCAATAGCTGCAGTCAAAGCCGCGGGAGCCATAGCCGGGCCCACGATTGGAATAGCCGCAGTGGATGCATATGCTGCCAGTTGAGCCTGCAATGCCGTAGCCTGCGCATTAGAAACCATCGGGGCGATAGCCGAAGCTTGCGTGGTTTTCCCGACAAGCAACTGTACACCCTGGTATACTAACCACTGGGCTGCAAGCTGGGCCAAAGTCTGAATGACTGTCTTGCCAAAGCCCTCAACCATGTTACTCAGGGCATCGCCAGCATCTTCAGACTGAGTCGCAAGGTCATATAACCCCTGCTGGAGATTGCTTGTTACTCCGCTGAGCGCAGTATTGGTCGTATCCGCAGCAATCTGGTTATAGTTGGCGGCCATGTCAGCATAGTTTTCCCATGACGACTGAACGCCGGCCAACCAGTTATTACGCATTTCATCCTGCGCAGCGTAATAGCCCTCAAGGGCGGAAAGCTCTTTCTGATACCCTTCATCTTCCAGGCTTCCGCCTTGGTTTTTCCAGCCCTGCCTTAATTGCGCTCTCTCATTATTACGCTGTGCATCCCTGTCACTTAACCCAGCACTAACTGTCAGTGCAGCAGTCTTTTCCTGCATCTGAGTAACATATTTTAACGAGTTATCCTGAAGCTTATTCAGGCGTTCCTGAGCAACGATTTGATCGCCCAGTTTCGCATTAACCTCCGCCTGCGCCAGAACCTTATCCTTGCTGGCGAGTAAAGATTGTTCATCTTTGCTCAGCGCGCGTGTTTTCGATGCCTCTTCGATAACCGTGAATTTTGACTGTAAAGACCACAAATTTTTACGTTGCTGGCTGATGGTATCATTAAGCCCCGCATGCTGTTGCAGCAACTTTAACTGGGTCATCAACTGCAGAGTTTCGGCATCAGTCTGATCAGAAGAACGATCACCAGCAGAAACTTTAACGCCTTTTGGTTTCGGCGTTTTTTTTAAGGTGGCCTCATATTCTTTCTTGGCTGCGGCCATATTGATGGCGTAATCAGCCTGTAGGATATGTCCTTCTTTCAGAGCTTTATTTAATTCATTCTGCCTGGCGGTATACTTTTCAAGCGCAGTCTGCGATTTAGCATAATTGGCCTGTGCCTGAGCGGCATATTTCTGTTTATCAGATTCTGCCTCCGCTTCCTTTTCTGCCGCTGCTGCGCTGGCTTTGGCAATACCAGCCTGTTGCTGCGCCATATCAAGGACCAGACGGGCCGACTCCCTGTCATTCCAGAAACGGGCCCTAGCTTCATCATTTACATAGCGGTCATTTTTCCTGAGATTCCATATTTCATCAGCCCGTTTAAAAGCAGCCTCTGCCTTGCTGACCATCTCACCCGCGGTATCTGGCCGCCCGAGATCGAGTGCAGCGTCCCACATGGATTTAAACGCGCGTTTCAACGAATCAGCAGAGCGCTCAATCGTCCCCATGTTATCGATCAGGCTCTGAGTCTGGGTGTTAAATCCCTTCGTCGCTGCATCATTAGCCGCCTGAAGTGCAGCGGCTTCATCTCCTGAACGTTGTAGCTGAGCAACATAATCAATCTGCTCGGCTGTCACGTTATGAAACTGTTGCGCCATCGCAATCAGGCCGGACGTCGGGTCGTTGGTCAGTTTCCCGAACGCTTCCGCAACCTTTTCAACGGGGATACCAGATGCCGTAGAAAATTTTGCAACTGACTGGCTTAGTTCATCAAAACGCGCACCCGCCCCCACGCCAGCATTAATTAATGCAGTCAGAGAATCAGTGGTTTGATCAAAGGTGAGTCCTGCTTGCTGTCCCGATTTTGCCAGAACCAGCATTCTGTTGGTAGTCAGGCCTGCCGTGTTGCCAGAAAGCGTTAGCGTCTTATTAAAATCGGAAAGGGTTGACGTTCCCTGATAGAAGATATATCCAATTCCGGCACCTGCGGCGGTCAAAGCTGCAACCCCAACGGCCAACGGACTTATAGCTCCAAGTAATCCTCGAAATGTTGGGATCAGGCCACCAAATGAGTCTTTAACCTGACCGCCTTGCTGGAGCAAAATTAGCCATGGGCTCTGCCCACCAGCTAACTGAGTTGCAACATCAGTAAGCTGCGCAGGCAACATCCGCATTGCATTATTGTATTGGCCGATTGAAATACCGGCACGTTTTGCAGCACGCTCCTGCCGCGTGAAAGCTGCGGTGACCTGGGCTGTACTGTCGTTCGCGGCTCTACCTAACCCGCTCAGCTGCTTATTCAGATGAGCAACTTGCTCATCAAATTTTGCGCTATCGCCGTCAATTTTAACGACCAGATCACCCACTGGCTGGGACATAGCGAACTCCTCCAGGAATGCTTTCGGCTATCGACATAAGTTGCTCGTCTGAATCCAACTCACTTTCTCCCTCACGTTTTGATAACAAACTAAAATCAAGGGAGGTAATTCCGTGTTTATCCGGATCGGTGAAGAGACTGACAGCAAGATAACTAAGATTGGCAAAATGAGAGTCCAGGAGGTCGTCGCTAAAACAATTATCCTGGTAATACTCAATCCATTCGAACCATTCAGAGGAAGACATTTCCGAAAGCATTGCGCGCCAGTCTGGCCGTCCAAACTCCTTGGCTAATCGCATAGCAAAGCGACGTGAGCGGGTCAGGACTTTTCCAAATCTGGCTCTTCCTCTTCTTCAGTTTTCTCAGGGTCATTATTAACTGGTGGGATCATCCCTGAAAGCATACGCACAAGTAATGCAGCGCTGCCCAATAATCCTGGTGGATATTTTCGTATAATTTCAGGGAAAATATCTTTCCCTTCACGTTTCTCTTCATCCGCCTCGCTCAAGGATAATGCAACGAGCATGGCCTGATCACGCATAGTCAACAAGGTGGCTAATTTAAAGTTTTCTTCAGGTGTGCTTTCCTCTGATGGTAATGACTTCCGCTCTTCAACCATAAATTCAATATATTGCATTCTACTGTAAGCCGATAACTCAAACAGTAAAATACTCTCACCATCGGGATTTAACGTGTCTTTTTTAAGATAAGTCATTTCATTACCTTTCGCGGTGCCTTAGCACCGCTGACGAATATATTAAGGGTTAGTCGAAGCGTTATCTTCAGCCAGAGAAGGTTTACCTTTATTGGTGATTTGTGCACTACGGGTAATAACTTCGTTTCGTGAAATAGTCTTACCCAAACTACTTACCCAGCCGGTGAAAACATCAACTGCCCCATTTGGATATTTAATTTTGTAAGATTTTTCATCACCACTCATAAACCAGTCAACCAGATCCTTCTGGCCAGATTCACCAGGTTTCCAGGCAAGTGTTACGCTGGTTTGACCGGCTGACTTAACACCCTGAGCTGTTGCATCCCAGTCAGGCGCATCATCATCAATATAGGAATCATCATATGACTCTGCAGTCAGTTCCCCTGGTGTTAATTCCTTAACCTTTGCCGTTCGTGTCCAGCCGACATCACTTAACGGATCATCGTAGGGATCACCAGTTCCGGTATAAATCCAAAAAGTTGTCCCGGCACCTTTCGTCGGCGTGGTAGGTGTTGGAGTTGGCATATAGTCCTCACATAATATAAGTCAGGGAATATTGGAGATCGGCGGAGCCCCATGTAGTGGCTTCATCGTCACGTTGGTAGTCGTACCCGGCAACGCTGATGGTTTCAACGATACTGGCAAGCTCAGGAACGTCAGCCATGGCCGGATAGATGCGGGTTTCCATCCATTTATCCAGCTCGCTATCGGTAGCAGTTGCTTTAAGGAATACTTCAATGTGAAGGACAGCCTCCCACTCTTCCTCATCAATACTGCCGCCCGTCGCCTTTGCATCAGTAAGATATACAGCGACCGCGGGTAACTCTTCTGGAGCCAGGAAAGCTGGCCGACCGTCATACCAGAATATTTTTCCGGAGTTGATTGACTTCAGTTTATCCAGAACAGCTTTTCGTACTTGCGGGTGAATCATTTTGTCACCAGCCTTATCTGATTTTTGATCGCAGCCATCATTTCTTTTGGCATATCAGATGCCATCAGTTTGGGAAGTTCTTCTTTGAATGCAGCAGTCAGGGGGGTGGCCAGAGGTACTTTCACCACTTCTACCGGGTAACGAGATTTACTGGTTCGTCGAAGAACATGCCAGCGACCATTATTAAGCTGTTGCACAAAAGCACCAGGGAAGCTGAAATTCCCAATCTTCAGAACGCTTCCAGAACTACCGTTGTCGCGCTTTCGTCGTGAAAGTTGAACTCGTACTGGCCCCAGCTTTATCGCCGGGAGGTTGCCGCGATTTACCCGGATGGTAGCCATTGGTTTTTTAGGGCTTGCCCGTTTAAGTTTGGCGCGCTGCATGACCAGTTTTCGCTTAACCTTAGTCTCTTTCGCCACTCGCGTAGAGCTGCGGCTGATTGCCCTTCCAGCTACCCGGTTAATGGACTGGGATGTCGCCCGAGGAATGGCATTTTTACTGATATTGCTCAGGTTCTGCCTGAGCTCTTCCAGACCTTTAATCGTCACCTGTGACCTCCTCAATCCAGATTTGCGGCTTACCATTAAAGAGGAGCCATCGGGTAACGGTGTAAACCTGATTTTTATAAATAACCTCATCTCCCCGCGCCGACTGATAGCCAGCGCTGAAGATAACCAGGTTAATCCCATCCCCCGCGACCGGCCCCAGCTCAGGCAGCAGGTGACTTTCAACAGCAATATGCTCATCGCCATTAATAGTCACCGTTCTGCCCAGCCTTTTTGCCGTCAGTTCATCCATTCTGGCAGCCATATTGTCAAAGGCATTAGCCATTGATTTTGACTTCCAGGACGGTAACGCCTGCCGCAGCATCCTCCCAGGCAGTCCCGGCTAACACCGCATCGGTGTCATCCAGCTGAACATTTCCAGCTTTGAGATATACCTTTTCCCCGGCGGTCACGGCATCAGCTGGCAGCTTAGGTAAAAGAAAGACACCTTCAGCGAATCCGTCGCCTACATCACCCGGCTGAATATCGGTAATTGCAACCGCAATCATTCCGCCTAAAGAAACAGGTGTACCGCTGAGAATTTCCTCGGTACCAGGATTTTTCACGGGGATGGTTTTGCCGTCTTGCACATAATTTTTAGCCATAATGTCTCCTGTCAGCCCCGCAGGGCTGATTTCAGGTATAAAAAAAGCCCTTCCGGGCGTCGTTTTCAGAACTGTAATGATTACTGGCCGCTGGATTTCACCAGGCCGCGGTAATCAAGCGGCGCCACACCAGCATCGATACGAACTTTTGTAGCGATACCGTCAGTGGTAAACCCTTCCTGTTGATCAATGTAAGGAGTATCAACACCATTCAGATACGCAACTTCGATGGTGTCCGTCCCTTTTGCCGCCATCAGATACCAGGCTTTTGCGTCAGCTTCGTCAAGGCGGGCCTCTGCAATCACATCTGCAAAATTCTGGATCGGGTTAATAATCCCGGCGTTAATATCCGCCCCTTTTACGCTCGCTGATTTAATCGTCTGGTTAGCCAGTGTCTCCAGCGCGACTGGCACCAGCATAAATGCCGGGCGGATGTTCAGAGATCGTTCTCCCTCTTTCTGCAGGCGCATCAGTTTACGTGCATCGTCCAGGCTGCTGACGGAAATAGCACCGGTGGACAGGTTCTTGTGGTCTGCGTGGAATAACGCCTTACCATCTGAGAGTTTTGGGTTTTTGGTCAGAATGGCGTAAACAAGGTCACCGATAGTCGCCTTAGCGGCACGGCCCATTTTCATCGGAACATCTGTGAGCTGGTTCAGATCATCGTTGATGATTGCCTGGCGAGTGATAGAAAAAATTTCTCCGTAGGTGGCTAGCGCGATGGTTTCACCTTTATCGCCGGTAGTCACATACTTATATTCAGCGCCTTCGCGAACCTGCCGCAGAGACGGGAATCCGCCCATCCCCACACGATGCGCTGTCTTAAAGTCCGACAACTGGCCTTTCTTTGTCCACTGCTCAAAGGTTTCTGCAGCTTCGTCCCAGCCCTGCAAAATCGATTTGTTGGCGACATCAAGAAGGATGTTGCCAAAATCAGAGGTGCTGTGCGTCAGCGCCAGCCCTACCATCTGCATCGGGTTATAGCTGGATACGCCAATTCCCCGCTCAGTCAGGGCCATGCGGGCATATTCACGCAGGGTCATGCCGTTGTAGACATTGTCACGTTCCTGATCTTCAAATCCGGCACGCGCCATCAATGCCTGGCGAATACCATCGGCGACAAAATTACCGTTACCTGCATGAATATGCGCTGGCGTGGTTTTCGCCGATGGTGAAGCATCTTTACCCAGCAGCGCCAGCAGTTTGTCTTTAGCCTGATCGACAGAGCAATCCATATCTGCTACACACTGCGCCTGCAGTTCGGCGTGTTTACCACCAAACATCGCAAAGAGGTTGTTAATACCATTAACGCGATCCTTTTGCTCAGCGATTACCTGAGCACGAATGGTGTTTTCGTCAATTACGGAAGGTTGGCTCACCACCGGCTGCTGCATTTGTGGTTGCTGGGGATCGCGTTGCGTGGTAGCTCGCGGCGGCGTTAACATGTTGCGAATATTTTTTGGCATCTTTTCGAAGTCCTCAATACGTTTAGACTGGATACAGGCCATAGCCTGAAGAGAGGGGGTGACCTGGTCGGCAAAACCCATAGCGACGCATTCTTTGCCGTCCATCCATGTTTCATCTTCCAGCATCGCCGCTATTTCATCGGGGCTCTTACCCGTTTTCTCTGCATAAGCAGGGATCAGAACAGACTCAACCTTGTCCAGAAGCTCTGCGTAGTCACGCATATCGTTGGCATCACCACCAGCAAAGCCCCAGGGCTTATGGATCATCATCATGGTGTTTTCAGGCATGATGACCGGATTACCTACCATAGCAATGACCGAGGCCATAGATGCGGCCAGACCGTCGATATGAACGGTAATTGACGCACCATGATGTTTAAGAGCATTAAAAATGGCGATGCCGTCAAAGACATCGCCACCAGGCGAATTGATATGAAGATTAATATGGGTCACATCACCAAGCGCTTTAAGGTCGTTAACAAACTGCCGGGCGGTCACGCCCCAGTAGCCGATCTCGTCGTAGATATAAATTTCTACCTGATTGTCGGCGCTGGCCTGCATACGAAACCACGAATTACTTCTTGCGCTGGCTTTCGGACGACGGGGCGTCCGGTTCTTTGACTTCGGCACTGATGCCTCCTTTATCGTTTGCAGGATCGGTGTCATACACCAGTCCCAGTTCGCGGTTATCATCAACTTCAGCCTTGCGACGACGTTTCACATCATCCGGATTGCGTCCGCTAGCTCGCACCCAGTCAGATTCTGTCGCAGCACCACCTCGGATTTGCGCTTTCCAGGCATTAGCCTCTTTAACTGGGTCGATCCACGGCATGACCGGTCCGGAATAAACTGCGGTGTAAAGCGACGCCATATCCAGCCCACGTGGTAGCTGAATTTCGCCAGAAGCTACCGCCATTTTTAACCAGTTTCGGTACATTGGCCGGGTGATTGCGCCTATGAACCAGTCCTGAAGGATCAGATAACCATCTGTTGATTCAACCAACTCCTGGCGCTGGGCACTGTATGTTCCATCGTAGTTTCTGGCTGTACTGGAGAAGCTGAGACGAGCACCGGCAGCGACAGCGCGCAATTGTCCATTTCGGAATGTTTCAAGGTTAGGGTTTGGTCTGTCGGACTTGATCATCCCGATGTCTTCACCGGGCAGCAGATCATCATAAATAATGCCTGGCTCAATCATTACGTCGCGATTGTCTTTGGTGGTCTCGTCCGTAAAACTTTGCCCGTCTCCTTTTTTTATGTACATCCCCAACGCAGCTGCAATACGTGCTGCCGTTAACTCCGCATCCTCGTATTCTTTCAGCGCACTGAGGCGCATGAGCACACCAGAAAGGAGAGAGGTCCCTCGGGTCTGATGAAGACGGCGGGTAAATTTGAGATGAAGCATATTCCCGGCATCGACATCTTTCGTATCCAATTGACGGCCGGTAACAGGCAGACTTTTATAGACCAGGTACTTTTTCGGGCGCCCCCAGTTATCTACATATACCCCCTGACAAAGTTGCAGGGACTCATCATTGGTCATCGGCACAAAATCGGCCTCAAGCGCTTCAAGCCAGAATGGTACTCCAGCCACCGGCTCAAGTCCCTGCGCTGAGCCATTCACCATCTGAGCGAAAATTTCTCCGTCTCTGAGCCAGCTCCTGAGCATCAACCGCTCAAGCATCGGGCGGGTAAACTGCCCCGTGACCTCAGGGCTGACCGACCATTCAGCCCACTTCGCTCTGATTTGTTCAGCAAGTTTCTTCGCTATATTTCCGTTATTCAGTACCGGGTGGGGCTCAACAATAATTCCTTTTGCACCTACCACCCGTTCCTCAAGCTTATCGAACACGCCGATAACGAGATCGTGATTATTATCCAGCCAGCGCGCTTGCTCACGGAGGGATACAGCACCCATCTGGCTTAGCTGGTTAGCGGAACGGTTTTCCCTGCGCGCCTTGTGTGTTCGGGTGGGCTTAACCGCTTCATATGCCTGGATCATTGCTCTAGAACGTAACCGCGCCGCTTTCCATCCAGGGGAAAAAACGCCAATCGCATCATCTAACAGGCTCATGGAAACCTCGCGAGTTTATAACCAGGTCGCCCGTGACGTTGAGCCAACAGGGATGCAAGACGGCGCTCCCATTCCTGACGCCCCTTGCGGATTTCGGACAGGTTCTCCAGCGTCATCTGCTGTCCGTTGAATGTAATAGACTTTCCATCCAGCACAGCTATTTCCGCATCGGTATAACGCTGGATAATGGATTCAATATCGGTTTGTTTCACACCCAGCCTCCTGATGATGTAGTCCACGGGTTGTTTTCGACATCCGGCTTATTTGCCTTCCGTTTTTTTCTGCTATGGGTCGTTTTTGCTGATAACGTGGGTGACGCTTCGCCAGTTTCCGGCGTGCTTTCTTCAATCCACGTTGTCCGCCTCGCCCATTCAGGCGCATCCGGCCATTTGATCTTTTCGTATCCGTGCAATATGGCCAGCGCATCGGCATAAACGAGTAGATCGAAAGCTTCATTCGGACCTCGGCCCGGTTTGCTCCATTTTCCATCGGGTGAACGTTCCTCATAGGTCAGCTCATCGTAAAACCAACTGCCGAGCCATTTAGGGAAATGCACATAGTTCGGGCCGGGTGATTCTCGCCACAGGGCGTTATTCACCTGATCTTTCAGCGCATCAGTCTGAAGAAGGTAAAGCGGCACATCGCCAGCGGCTTTTGCCCGGCGAGTTGATCTGTCAGTGTTATCAGGAAATGTTCGGGTAATTAGTTTTGAGCGTCGAACACTGTCGCCCTTGAAGAGGAAAATCTTTTTACCAAGCCCATCCCGGCGGCACTTACGCCAGAACTTATAGGCGTTATCGGTGACACCATCCTCACCGCCGGAATCGACAGCCATCGCCATGAGCCGCATGCGTTTTGAAGGGTTACTCGCTAAGGGCCATGACTTTTCGAACACGTCAGACAAAAGTAAATCCCAGTCTTCCGGGTAACTTGCCGGATCGATGGAGTAACATTCACCGTGCTCGTTTGCCCGCAGAGACTGGCGGATGTTGTAGCGATCGACCAGCCATCTCTCACCCTGCTCACCGTAGCCAGTCACCTGAACCACGAAACGACGGGATTTACCGCCCTGCACATCAACGGTTGCAGTCATAAAGAGCACACCATCTGGTACAGATCGCTTCGGCACGTCTTCAGCGCGTCGTTCGAGCAGCTCACTCTTACGTTGTTCGAGACTGGCTCGGGGTAGATAAGGCCGACCAAAGTCGGTATTAACTACCGTTTTCAGCGTCTCTTCACTCTGGGTGGACTCATATTCCTGCTCAGCAGTCAGGAATTTGTATATCATCTGCGACCATGTCTGATATGCAGCCGCAGGCCCCTCCATCCAGAATGAAGCGATGCGTGATCGCCGCGGCTCCCCAAATCTGTTGCCATCACGGTCTATTTTTTCTCCATCGCGTAACCAGACATGGCGGATATTCAGTTCACGTTTCATATCTGCGGTGATCCTGCCTTTGCAGGCCGGGCACTGGAGATATGCAGACTCACTTGCCACAACGGGATCAAGGGAATCCCGGTAGCCCGTCATATTTGCAACCTCCGGCTGAAAATATTCTCCGCAATGCGGGCAAGGCCAGTAAAGGCGGCGGCGGTCACCACGATTAAACAACGATAATATGCCGGTAGTCGGCGGTGCCTCATGTGCAGTGTTTGGTCGCCATTTCGTGTCACGAATATCTCGTCCAGGTGAACTCTCAACCAGAGTCATGCCGCTGGACATAAACGTAGTGGTACGTTTCGAACCCAGGGAAAATGCATCACCTTCCCCGTCGATATCTTCAGGAAAGCGGTCATAGTCAGTTAACGCCACGCTTTTATAGTCTGACGACGACATAATGTTGACTGACGGCCAGCCCAGTTTGAGATAGTTACCGGCCCGGAAGGTGCGGTCGTGAACGTTATTGTCGTTACGACGCGGACTGAGTCGCGATTTTACTTCCGGACTACACCGGAATGTGCGATCGAGGCGTTTCTTGGAATGTTCACGCGCTTTCTCTTCGGAGACCTGAATAACCAGCATGTCAGCGGGATCACAAACGATGTTGTAGACAATCCAGCCATCAATCAGGCCAATCGTTTTCCCGGTTCGGGCCGGTCCGACAAACACCACCGCATCATATTCACGGGATGCCAGACAATTCATCGGCTCAATAATATAAGGGGCCAGATTGGGGTCCCATGGTACGGAGTTACCCGCCCCCATCGGCACACGCATATATGAGCTGACCGCATCGGCCACCTGCATACGACGTGGGGCACGAAGAATACCGGAGACATCGCGGCGTATCCCCCTGGCAGATGCCCGTTTTGTCATCAGTCCTCCTCTGGCTCATCCTCCTCTGGTTCAGCGTCCATTACTTTTTGGGCAACCTGATCGCGCAGGTCATCAATCACGCTTTGCACGCGTGATACCGCAACCGGCGTAAGTGCACAGTCGCGCTCAAGAATGTCCGGAAGTGTTTCAAGTACCATGACGACGGCTTTCGCCATCATTGAAAATTCACGTGCGACGTCTTCGGCGGGGATAAGTTGCTTGGTATCTACTTCAAATTTCAACCGCTCGTTTTCTGCTTTCCAGTGAGCGAGGCGATCAGGGGGGGTCATCTCTTCAAGATTCGATGAGGAAACCGTCGGGATCATTAATTCTGTCAGAATATCGGTGACAAGATACAACTTAAGTTTGCTGTTGCTTCCCTGGGCGGGACTGACATTTTTTAGCCTGGTAGCGACGGTCTGGCGGTGTACGCCAGTAATCCCGGCAAGCTGGTTGATATTGAGTTTTAAAGTAGCGATTTCCTGGTCCATGATGGTGAACACTTTTTATACGATTCGACATCATTGAAAATCCGACATCTGGAAAATCAATAACCTGTGCACATGATGATGATGACTATGAAAAATGAAAACTAGCCGTTTTCCGCGAGTCCGCCGCCCCGTGGTAACCTCCCCCTCCGGGAGGACCCATAAATGATAATGACTATCATTTGCATAAAGTCGATAGAAATCGCCACAAATAGCCACTTAGACGTCCAAACGTCCAATAGTTCCATTCTGACTATCTATAATGATATTCATTCGCATTATCAAAGCCCCTCGCGATGTGAAGGGCTTCTGTAATGCCATCAGATGGATTGTTCGGCACTATTTCCAAACAGCACCAACGCTTCCGTCGACTCTTGAAGGGCTTTAATAGTCCGGGCCACCACTTCAGATTCAGTTGTCACGCGGTTGTACTGCTGGATGAATAGCTGATATTTGAGCGGGCTATCCTGAACGAACTCAATCGCCTTAGCCGCGGCCGCGGTGTCGTAGTTCAGGGTGGAGAGTAGATTTAGTCGAATCTGTTCTGCAGGTGTGATCTCTGCCATGTGTTACCTCTAAATATTTATGACATAAAAAAGCCCCGCATATGCGAGGCAATTCCTATATGTGTTGATGCTAAGGCTGCGTCTTGCTGACCACATACGAATCAACGATTGCGTCTTTATTCAACTTCACTACCAATGTTTTACCCTGGCCCACACTGAATGCCGTGGCATGGGCATAAGTCCAGGTATAGACCTTATTGCCTTCTGAGTCGACCGTCACTGTTGATGGCTTACCAAAGGTCGCAAGCACTGTCTGCTCTGTTGTCACACCTTTCTGGATAGACGCTACATCGCTCTCAGAGAAATCCTTTCCTACAGTTGCGCAGCCCGCCAACAAAACTAGACCCAGTGCAATAATTAGCTTCTTCATGTTCACCTTCCCTTTTGAATGGAGAACATTATCCTACCCTAGCCAAATGGGTTTATACCATAGTGAGGATAAGAACTGCTTTATCCCTTCAAGGGGATAATGTTGGGACAATTAGCCTGCACTGATTTATTGTGCGCCAGAATGTCGCGCTTGGTCTGCTTATCCAGCACATCGATATCGTGGTCGGTCAGGTAGATGACTCTCACCCAGCTGCAGGCCGTATCAACGACTACCGGGGCGGGTGAAGTGCTCACGCAGCTCGCGATCAACATCGTCATCGCCCATACGCTTAACGTCTTCCTGTACATCACTGGCCCCTTTCGTGACTTCAGCACGGCGTTCTGCCGCGGCGACAGTAGCAGCGGCGTTTTCTTCGGCGCGCTGCTGTTCGGCTTTGGCTTCCGCCTTACTTGTTCCGCGAGCATGACCGATGCCAAACGCACCAGCTATAGCGCCCAGGATGACGACCACCAGCCCAGCAATAATTTCGTAGCTCATTGCTGCGGCTCCTTCAGTTCGTCGGCCTTAGCTTTCAATACTGGCTGGCGTACGTATTGCGATAGCACGGCCAGCACCACCAGCGCAGGGCTAATCAACGCAACGATGTTTGGCGGCAGAATATTTTTGATATCTGGCGGCAGCATCGCCCAGGCGTGCAGCGCAGCATCCGGGAATGACTGCGCCCATACACCAACCAGCGCGCCGATAGCTCCCAGCTTTACAGACCACGTTTTCAGCAGCAGGCTGGCATGGCCTACGAACTCCAGCCGGGTATATTTGCGCAGAAGTAACAGAACGAGCACAGCCACCAGCACAAGCAAAGCGAAAATGATCATCTTCACAGGACACGCTCCTTAACCCAGCCGTAGAGAAAATCCTCGTTGGCTTCGCGGCCCTCCGCCAGTTCGAGGTATCTGGCACCCTGGCTGCAGTTCAGCGCACGCAACAGAACCTGTTCACCCTCTTTCCCGCGGGCGGAAAGGTATCCCTTAAGCGCGGTGATGGTTCGGGGACCAATGGCGCCATCCGGAATCAGATCGGGATACAGCTTTCCGCGCATATTCATTGCGGTCAGCCAGCGCTGGAAAAACTTACTGGCTACAGATGGCCCCATGTTCATGCCAGTGTCGCAAAGCTCATCTGCCAGTAACGTAGATAGAGCTGCCACCTGGTCAAACCGGGGGCCGGTCCAGTAATCGCTCAGCAGGATTTGCTTTGCTGTTTCCCTGGGCAGGTTCCGCATATCACCGGTGTAGCCATGTGCACGGGCGGTGGTCTGCGTGATGCCCCAGCGGGTCGGCCCGCCTTTATCCGACGGATGATCGACATAACCACCCTCCTTGCCGAGGATCCCCTCGATAATCTGATCTGCTGTCATGGCGCCTTAACTCCGGTAATGCGTTCCCAGAAATAGGTCAAAGCAACAGAACCCATTGCCCCGCTAATTCCGGAAGTGGCCAGTATCATGTAAATGCTCAGTCCGCTTTCAATGCTCACCAGGCCAGCAATAACGCCGGTAAACCCTGAAACCACCATTTGGGCAAGAGCATTGATCAAGCTCCATGTTGCCTTGCTCTGCTTCACATCTATCAGGTAGCGGACAAGTCCACCCCAGCAAGCAATGATCAGCAGAACCAGCCAGGACATCCCGGCAATGCTCTCTTTGTCTTGCATACGTTTAGCCATAGTTACCGCCTCCGATGGAAGATCGGGAAGCTGTGTGTTTGAAAAGGGTCAGGCCCGTCAGGCTGGATTTAACAACGAAGCGTGTCGATGATGATTCCTGCGGGACCTGATAATAAAAAAGCCATGCAAATGCATGGCCTTGTGATTTGAATCCGTTATTTACAAAATGTCTTCGAGACAGTATCTTTCGACTTCCGGACAAAAAAACATATACCGGGACAAAATCTAAATGTAACTGCCTTGCCTGCATGAAACCATGCGGGCTTTTTTTTGCCCAAAGAAAAAGCCCACCGAAGTGGGCCTTACAGCTATCATCATTTTTTATTAGGTGTGGTGCCGGGTGCCTCCCGGTAAGTCGCCGCCAGTCCACAGACGACTCGCAATGCGCAAAAAACATATCAGACTGGCAATGCCCCACCGCACAGGGGGATTCACCACGCGCATACATTAGCTATGCAACATTCACTTAGTCAACATGCTGCGATACCAGTGCGCTAACTTCTTCCTTAAGATTCAATAATCAGTCGGATTATGCATAATCAATGCATGAAATATAATTTCAATAACAACAATAAAAAATCATCTAAAATTATAAATTTACCAAAACTATTGATTAGGATTTTTCTTACCCTCACTATAGAATCCTCCCCACAAAAAAACAAAATTTCCACATACATTTCAAGGGATTACACCTGCATGGCAAATTTACTCATTTTAGCACTGGCGGTAGTTCTTTTTATAGTCGCTGTACTTTCTTTCGTTTCTTACACCAAGGACAGGAAAAAGCTTAAAAATACTTTTAAGAAGCGGTATTGATCATGCGCTGATCTTTATCTTAAAGAGGCTGAGCCCGTCAGCCTCTTTTTATTCTGATTGGCCAGCACACCGCCAGCGCCCCGACGATAACCACCAGCAGAACCAGATCCATCAGCATGCCAGCCACCCGCCAGGCTACGAACAGTAGAACGACAAACAGCGCCCAGAAACACAGCCTGCGCAGCATGATTACTTACCGTTGGTGCCGAGTACACGGCTCAGGTTTTTCAGCAGGACAGTCGAGGCCGTTTCCAGCATGTCATCACCGGCATCGGTATTGGCGACCACCAGCGTCTTAGTGCAGGGAACCTTCACCTTCGAATCACTCAGCCAGCCGGATTCGGTAACCGCCTTTTTCATCTCGTACACCGGCTTCCCGTTCGGCAATTTATCGTCAACGTGCCAGCCGTTCATATCGATCATCGTCAGGCCGCTGCCTTCCTGATTAACCGCCTCCAGAAACTTATTCGACCGGTCCGGCGCAGATACCCAAAGGAAGGCGTCATACTCGCCAGTGGTGACTTTCGCCAGCGAGCGCACACCGCCTTTGGCATAGGTCTCTACTTTGGCGTAATCCTTTTCCAGCCCCTGCAGATATTGCCAGGATGCATACGATCCGCTGGAGGGCTCACCAACCGCGATTTTCACACCTGCCTTTAAATCACCTTCATCGCTGACCTTGCCGCCCTTCTTCACCGCGACAAAAACGCATTCATCAGCCAGCTCGCCGATGATGTCCACCTTCTGCGCTTCGTTGCTGTGGCGGCTGCGCCAGAACTGGAAAGCATCAGCCTGAGTGAAACCGATCTGGGCGGTACCGCTGGCGACCTTGTCGAGATTGTCCAGAGAGCCTTTACTGGGGATCACCGTCGAGCTGTAACCATACTCGCTGAGTGCGCTGGCGAGATTAACGCCGTACACCGCGTTATAGGTCAGGCCCTGTTGACCCGTAGTGATAACGACATCCGCAGCCGAAGCGGCGTTACTCAGGCACAGCGAAGCGACCGCAATAGCGGCCATGATGACTTTTTTCATGTGACTATCCTTTTGAGGTGAGCCTTCGCCCGGAGTGGTCGCCCTGCAGAACAGTCACACGACCATTCCAAAGGCTCACCCCGAAAAGCTCTGCAGGTTTATGCGCCGGGCGGGGCGCAGATATAAAAAAGGCCCGCAAATGCGAGCCTATGGTTGTGTGGTGGTGAGCGCCCAACTCTCACTTAAAGCCAATCGACAAATTTTTATCGCTGCTTTATGGGCCGGGATTAACCGATATGTTCTTTCACCACAATCGTGCTTTGTTCCGCTTACTGGTACGGAGCGCTCAACATTAGTTTGCGCAGATCCAAATTGTGGCCCTGCTTTAAAGTCACTTTGCGCGCAGCTGGGACATGTAAGTTACGCATTGTGATCGGGATTCGCTTCAGACGCTGGCCCCGCTGCCGTTCTGGTGCTGGTTGACGGAATCGAACCGCCGACATCCTGCTTACAAGGCAGGCGCTCTACCTTCTGAGCTAAACCAGCAATCTGGTTCAGGGCTCTGCGCAGAGGGCTTTAACGTATCGTGCAGCACGTCTCTACCCAAGAGCCCTGACCGGAGTGCAGAAATGACAAGGCCCAAGGGGGTTAGCCTTGGGCCTTTAATTTATTTCATGCTGCTCAGTTCGCTTTAACGTCCCGAGCCTATCACAATTCAAGCAGTTTCTGGCTCACTTTGCAAGTAAAATCTGTCGCCATTTGTGCCGAATGCGTCACACATTGGTGCGTATAGCATCGATTCTGCCAAACTTATCCATGCATCAACTCTTCGCCTGCAGGTCATAAAGCACCAGTCTGGATACTTTTCATAGAGATCTTCCGCTATGCGCCGTTTGCTCTTCCGTAACCGGTAATGCTCCACCAGCAGGTGGTAAAGCTCTTTGTGACCTCCCGTAATAAGGACTGCACCCAGTACCTTATCAATCAGCAGTCCTTCATCGTCTGTACAGAAGGCCAGGCCGCTTTTGTTTTTCCCCGCGAGTATTTCACGAAAAAACGCCTCAAGCTCAGGCTTCGAGATGCCAGACTTCTTCATCCGGCGTAATGCTTCGTTGATGGCTGTTTTAGTGACTTTCCCGGAAGCCAGTAACTGGTTAAACATATTGCCGCCACTACCGCCGCCGATGTAAGACCAGCGGCCCCACATGCGCAGCTTCCCTTGAATCCAGATGGCCTCCAGCGTTTTCAGCCTGACCATTTCACCAGCTTTTCCAACCTCGGACGGGTTAATCATTATGCGTTCTCCACTATGCCAGCACGCCAATTGCCAGCGAACGATCCAGAAATCGAAACAGCAGCTCCAGCTGTGAGCCGTGCTTCTCCTCAAATGCCACGGTGTCAGCGTGCAACTCGTCGTGATGCGCTCTGCAAAGCGGCAACACAAACAGGTCGTGCGCTTTCGTTCCCATTCCACCTTGTCCGTGGCCTATCAGGTGATGGGGATCATCTGCTTGTTTGTTACAGCAGACACACTGCTGGGACTTAACCCAGCGCGTCCAGCTCTCGTTTACCCAGCGGCGGCGCTTTGGTCGCAGCATGAATGATTCCGGCGTTTCAGGATCTACGCGAAGACCGAGAATCTTTTTCTGCACCACTTCGCTCGCCGCTGGCTCCGGCACAATATCGCTCTCCTTCATCACCGGTTGATGCTTTATTTCCGGCAATCGCAGGGCTTTCCGGGCCAGCGATTCAGGGATGACGTGCGCCAGATTGTTTATTACCAGCCACCAGCACAACTCGGGGATCGTCAGTTGATGGTCTTCGTTGAACCCCAGCTGTGAGCGGATGACCGTTATCAGCCAGGATACCAGGTTCTCACGCGCAATGCCTGCCAGCGTCTCTGTGTACTGATCACGCAGCAGGTTATCGCAGGCCCAGCAAAGGCGGATGCTGCCAGGCTCATGCCGGAACAGCGTAAAATTTTCGCTGTGCCATGAGCCGTGGGGATACTGGCATTCAAAGCGACGCTCCAGCTCGGCCTCCAGCGAGCTAATACCACCCGCGCGCAGAATGACGTCTTTGTTTTCGAATACTGGCTTCAAAACCGGGTCTCCTGCCAGTGGCTGCGTGGCGGGAGGGATAGCGCCAGTTGCGTAGTCGCTGTATTTTTCCGGTGCAGACTCAATCAGTACCCGCCCTCTCCTGAACATCGGCATGAGATCAGCGCCTGGGCGAAGCAGAACAACGCCCATGCGTGGGGCAATCTCAGGGGTTAGTAATGCTCTCATATCATCTCCACGTCATGCAGCTGCACGAAAACGACGGATAGTGATTTCTACTTTCCCTTTCTTTACGATGTTCCCCCACTCCACCAGCATGCGCTTAACCTGACTGTCGTCTTCCCAGACGCCTGTTAGAGTCAGGGCATCGAACAGCGCTTTGTTGTAGTTATCGATATCCCGACGGCGCTGATCCGGCGGATACAACACTATGTGAACCTCGGCCAGATCAGAGGATGGCCGGGGAACGGCCCGCAGTTGCTCAATAATCGCCGCTCTCGCTGCCTGCTGGAACTTGCGCCCTGTCTCGCTTACCAGATGCCTGCCTTTCAGCGGTCCCTTGCTCGGGGCGCGCCAGTAACTATTTACGCTCGGTGGAAATGGTAAAGTCAGTTTCATTTAGCCCCCTTAAAGGATCGCTACAACGTCTTTTGCGACTTCCCGCGTACTGCTTTTGCAGGAGATCGAACGGCGCGCATTGATGAATTGCAGGTTAAAACCATGCTCCCGGTACAGGTCGAGAACCTTCGGTGCAGATGAGTTAGAAATCACTACCCTAGCCCCACGGTGAAAAGCAGATACACATTGCTTCGCCAGGTCTACCTGGTTCTCCCAGCTAAAACCACCAGCGACGTAGGCGGTGAATCCGGTTGTTCCCGGCATCGGTTCGTAAGGCGGATCGCAGTAAACCACATCCCCTTTCCCGGCCAGGCTGATAGTTCGGCGGTAGTCAGCGGTCATGAAGACGCAGTTATGCGCCATAGCCGCGAAGGCTTTCATCTCATCCATCGGGTAATACGGAGCCTTGTAGCCTCCCCAGCCCACATTGAATTTGTTCGCCTGGTTGTAGCGCATCAGTCCATTGAAGCAATGCCGGTTGAGATACAGGAATGCAGCTGCGCGTTCACTAGCATCCAGCGTCTGAGCGTTGAACTCGGAACGGATCAGCTCATAGCCATCTGGTGACCGCATGTGCTCGAACATCCAGCGGGCCTTCAATTCCACTTCATCCGGCACGACCGCTAACATCTGATACAGATTAATCAGGTCCGGATTAACGTCCGCCAGCAGGTAATCTGCGTGCTTTTCGCTGTTCAGGAATACCGACCCACCACCAACGAATGGCTCTATCAGGCGTTTCCCTGCCGGAATATGCGCGAACAGGTCAGCCAGCTGGGTATACTTTCCACCAGCCCATTTGAGAAATGGCTTGCTCATGTGCGGAACCCCGAGTTTTCTGGCAATGAGTAATCAACCCCGTCGAAGCTGGCTCGCGAAATGGACGACTCCTGGCGGGAGCTATTGAGTGGAGCAGATAGTTTTAACGACAGCTCATCCCATTTTTCCCGAAGCTTCGACGGGCTGAGTACGTTTTTACACCAGAACGAATCTTTGTTGGCGCGCTTGAACAGTGAGCAAATTTGCTTATGGGTTCTCCCGTCCTGCATCACCATCAGGCGAACCTCATTAGCCCATGCGGTCCAGTTTGGTTCTTTAGGGCGAACTACCTCACCATCACTTTCAGCAGCCAGTTCGTACATGCTGATAATTTTTCCCCAAATGAACTCGGCGCAGGTTAAATCGTCCTGGCTGCCCCACTGCCGCTTTGCAGCGCTGTACACCACCGCGTCAGGATGTCGTGACAGAAATTCATCAGCAGAGCCCTGTTCGTCCGGTTGCGAAGCGTCCGGACAAGAAGGATTTATATCTGATGGATCAGTAGTTGATTTTACTGACGGATCCCCACCAGATTCTGACGGGTCAAAACCGGTTTTTTTGATGGATTCCGACGCATCAAATTTTGAGGGGTCAATTTTTGACGCATCAGATTTTGACGCGTCAGATTTTGATGTGTCAGAAACTGACAGGTGAGAAAATGCCGCTTTCTGTAGTTTGGAAACGTTGAGCTGGTAGACGTTCGATGCATTACGGTTGCCGTTGCGGCGCTGTGTGCGAGTGAGCCACCCCTCTTTCTCAAGTGCAGCTATCGCCGTTCTGACAGTACTTTCACCAGCGCCAATCTGACGGGATATGGTCGCAATGGAAGGCCAGCAAACACCCTCATCGTTGCTGAAGTCAGCCAGGCGCGCCATGATTGCCACGCTGGATAGCTTCATCCCCGAAGATGCACAAGCGTCCCAGACGTATCCTGTTAATTTAGTGCTCATGATCGTCCTTTATTTCTCTGAATTTACGTCTGAATTGCTCGAGGGGGCTAAAGCATTCATGCTCGTACCCTTCACGCAGGTATATAACGCGCTGTGTCTGGGGCTCCCAGCGTATGACCCTGACCGGGACACCGTAGTGATCTCTGAACCATCGGTTAAGCTCTCGCATACTTTCTCCGCCTGGCCGTTAAAGTCCCCTACCACCCACTGAGCAAACTGGTAGCAGACAGGCTCGAACCCGCCTGGTACTCTTACCCCATACACGAACTGCACCGGCCCTGCTCCACCAGGAACCGGACGCGCTACAAGTTGCGACCTGCGGTACTGTGTTGATAAGATGTTCATGCGTTAGTAATCTCCACTGATAACGACACGCCACGACGCCAGGAGCTGCAACTCGCTGGCGTCACTTCTTTTTGCGTGCAAACAACGTGATAATTGCCGCGATCTCTTCTTCACGCGCAGCCAGGTGGCGGCGGTGATGCACCATGATTTCTTCAGCTTCATGTCTTTCGATTACCCCATCCTCAAGTGCCTGTTCGATAATCTGATCAACCTGTCCCCTGGCGGCAGAGGTACGCATTGCCCGGCTGAACAAGTCCACGCGATCGAGTTCTTCCAGGTGCGGAACATCCACCAGCAGAGCACCACGACGGCGAGCGAAGTAGTCAGCCAGTAACGACGTGTTGGAAATGTCTTCCATCGCTTCCAGCTCGCTGACTTCGAAGAAACGACAGCCGTTTTTCTCGTAAAGGTTGTTGTTAAACTGCGTCACCGTCATTCCCAGTGCGCCAGCCATTGCTTCGCGCCCACCTGGATATGCTTTGCACATCGCTTTGACGGCTTCTTTGAGGTTTGGCTCTACCATATTGATTTTCCTTTTGTAGTTATCGAATATCCGCTTAAGCAGTACGATTATTTGCACTTGGTACGTCATCTGTTTGATAGCGACTTGGGTACAAAATGTGTAATTCGCTTATTTCTCCTCTAAAGAACTTGGCTAATCTCTCCGCCAATTCGACAGATGGGACTTGCTCGCATCTTTCAATGCGGCTCAACGTTGCAGGATCTACCTGTACCCCGGTTGCAACGTGCAATAAGGTCATGCCATGCGATTTTCGCAATTTTCTTAATGGTGATTGCATAACGCCTCCTATTTTTGCGTATTACGCATGTTATTCCACGCTAGCGAATTGCGCAAGTTGCTTTGCACGAAACGCAAAAACAACATGTAATGAGTGAATGAAAATAGGATCTCGCATACGACAACTTCGCTTAGCGAAGAACATTAAAATCGCAGAGCTTGCAGAAGCTGTGGGCGTTGATGCTGCCAATATTTCCAGGCTTGAAACTGGTAAACAAAAGCAGTTTTCAGAACAGACACTTAACCGACTTGCTCAAGCTTTAAGCGTAAGTGTACCTGACCTATTTACCTCTGACGAAAATGATACTACTGTACATATAAACAGTGAAAAACATGCATCTCCCGTAAAGGATGTGGATGTATACAGAGTCGAGGTACTTGATGTGAGCGCAAGCGCCGGGGCAGGACATATACACGGTAGTGACGTCATAGATGTCATTCATGCTATCGAGTTCAGCAATGATCAGGCATTGGCAATGTTTGGTGGCAGGACTCCATCTGGAGTAAAGGTCATCAACGTTCGCGGTGATAGCATGGCCTCAACGATTGAGCCTGGGGACCTAATCTTTGTGGACGTAACTATCAATGAGTTCGATGGGGATGGGATTTACGTCTTTGGTTTTGATGGAAAAGTTTATGTTAAACGCCTGCAGATGATACCAGACCAACTGCTAGTCATCTCTGATAACCCTCGTTATAGAGAATGGAATATAACTAAAGAGAATGAACACAGATTCTATATCTATGGAAAGGTTTTAATAAGCCAGTCTCAGTCCTTTAAACGGCATGGATAGGATAGCATTCATCATCATAAACTAGGCCTCATTCGAGGCCTTTTTTTTCGCCCTAAATTTGCGTTTTACGCACAAAGCTATTGCGTTACTCGCAATTTATGATTATCTTCTACTCGTCGGCACATGACGAAACTTACGGACAAGGATGAACAGAACACAACATGGAAGCGCATTCCCCTTCTTTCCGGTGGGGATCGGTTTGTAACTGAAGGAGTGCGCTTCCAGTTGTGAACGGCAATATTCGCAACCGTTGTATGGCACATGCAGCGTCAGCGGCCTGAGAGTCCCTTTATCCATGCCTCTCAGAACAACCGGAATGTGCAAGCTAAGTGTTCAGGCACGACGTGCGCCCCACCAGCGCGGCGAAAAGGTGTGACACCTTGGAAGAGACGAGGAAACAACCAAAAGAGCGCTGGCATGCAAAAAATATCTCGCAGCCGTTGCGGTACCAAAAGCCAGGATGGAACGGCAGAACGCGGTAGTGCTCTTTTTGTTGTGTGGAGATAACTAACTAATCCTTTGCAGAGGACACAGAAATGAAATTATCAAAGTTACGTAACGCCATTGTCTATCGGGCTACTTTGCCCAGTATTGAAGCGGTTGAAGGGCACCTGCAGGAATTGCCCTACTCTGAACTTACAGAAACGGAGTTCGCGCGGGCTTCCTTCGTCCCTAATCCGATTACTGGCGAGCTGGTTACGCCAATTACTGGCGGTTATGCAATCGTGATTCGCCGCGATGAGAAAATAATCCCCCAGCACGTCGTGATGAAAGAAGCAAATGAGCGTATCCAGCGCATTGAAAATGCATGTGGTCAGAAACTAAAGCGCGCTGACCGTAACAACATTATCCAGGATGCTAAGGTTGAGCTCTGCAAACAGGCATTCATCAAGTCGTCTCTGATCCTGGTCCTGTATAACACTGATGAAAATCTGCTGATCATTAATTCCGCCAATAAAAATATTGCCAATTTAGTCGGGGCGATGCTGGTTAAAGTGATCGGCTCAGTAAAAACAGTCACGATCAACATTAGTGATATCAAAAACGGACTGACAACGCGCCTTAAAAACCATCTGGACAGCGAAGAATCAGCCTTTGCCGGGTTTGAGGTCGGTGATTATGTCCAGCTATCCCGCCTGGCGGAACAGAAAGAAGTCATTCGCTACTCTGCGGAACACACTTCCGTTACCAGTGAAATTCTGGAGAGCCTGAACACAGGTTTTATCGTCGATAACATGGAATTAAGAGGCTGTGGCGTCTCTTTTCTGCTTACAGATAAGTTCCATTTCCGGCGGATCGATACCAAGGATAATGATTATTCTGATGATGACGACAAAGCCTACCGCTGGCGTCACCAGGCAGGTACGGACATGTTCCAGTTCTGTAAAGTAATTAATCAGCTTTGTGATCTGCTCGCCTACAAAGAGCCCGAAGAACAAAAACCAGCAGCCTGATTAGAACAGCAGCAATTACCCCATTCTCATGGGTTGGGTTGCTGCACCCTAAATTTACGCGTTGCAGCGCGTCAGATGGAGAACAAAAGATGGCTAAGACAGCAAATCAACTTATTAAACAGGCGTACGAAATAGCCAAAACTATGCCACCAGCACAGGCAGCAATCATCAAGGAACTGGCTACCGTCCTCGATGTTTCGAATGTAGCTCTGCGCCAGACGCGCACCGAACGTGACGCCCTTCTCGCAGAGGTCAAATCATGGGCGAAAGAGTGTGATCGTCTGACCGAGCGACACACCAAGAATCGCACAAATATGCATGTTCTAGAGGCTATGCGCGATTTGAAAGCAATTTGCCCCGCCAGCTTCCGTAACGTGGAGGCTCTCTGATGGCTAAAGACTCAAAGGTTGTATATGGCGCCAGTGGCAAAACGAACGTTTTGACGTTCGAACCTGAAAACCTGCACCTGGTTACCGACAAAACGCACCCGCTTTACGATGAGCGTATCCACCTGCCTATCAGCGAGGCAATGGTGCTGAACATCATGGATCAGGGCGTTCTTGAGCCGATTATCGTCTGGAAAGACCCGGAGACAGGGCTGTCTTGTGTAGTCGATGGTCGCCAGCGGCGAATATGCCGAGGCTCTGCGCTGGGTGCTTGGGGAGGCGGTATGAATATTGATCCTGAGAATTACAGCAAATACACCCTCCGTCGGTTCGCCGCCATTTTGGATGTGATCTGCTGGGTGCTGATTGCCGTAGTAACCGTTGGTATCTGCATGTTTATTGAATGGTGGACAGCATGAACATCTCAACAGTAAACGAGCTCATCGCTTCCTTGGAGAGCGCAGGCGAGCTGTCGATCAGAGAGCAGAAGTTCCTGAAGCTGGCTAAAGCGTTTAAGCAGATGGCTGCGGAGAATGTGGCGCTGAAGGCAGGAGCTTCATATTTCTCTTACGGCTCTGAGCACAATTTCGAATGGCACAAAACTGCTGAGGAAGCTGTCGAAGCGGCTGAGGCTGCAATTGACGACTATCGTGGTGATGCTTGCGACGGATGGAGTGAAGAAGTCGATAGCATTTGCTGGGGCATCATCATGCAGTCATCGACGATGGTTGGTGAAAGACCGCGCACAGAGGAAGACCGCTGTGATTCTTCCATAGACACCATCTGCGATTACGCATTGCTTCCTGCTATCGAAACCCCCGCCACCGACGTTTACGTAGCCGGGATTAAGGCTGATGGCGTGGAGGAGTTTGCGAAAAAGCTTGAATCACGTGGGCGGCACCATGACTACGTTAAAGTTGCCTACGCATTTGCCCAGCAGCTGCGCGAGGGGGCCGACAAATGAGCAAGTCATTCATCGTAATTATCCGGCGAGCCTGGTGTAACGAAGGTGGGCACGGTATCGAATATTCATCCGACCTCATCCACTACGAGACCCGCAATGGAGCCATATCGCACGGTTTTCGTACTGTAGATAGCGACGACTTCAACATCGGCGTAATTGAAGAAGGCAGTCTGGTTTCGTTTGACTGGATGGATAAGCCGGTTGGAGAAAGCGAAGACACGCTGGCGCAGATTGCCGAGCTAATCGGTCTGGAGGATGCAGCATGACAACTGATATCACCGAACTGGCGCAGCGTATGAAGGCCACTGCTGAGAAAGCGACTCCGGGTCCGTGGGTGGCATTTACCCATACAGACTCTCGGACCTTCTCTGTGCATACGCCTGAGGACAAACGTTGTGGAGACGTCATTAAGTGGGCTGGTTTTGACGGTCAGCGCAAGGCAAAGGCAAATGCAGAGTTTATCGCCCTGGCTAACCCTGCCAACGTCAGCGCGCTGGTAGAGGCGCTGGAGAAGGCGAAGGGGATGGAAACCTACTGGAAAACTCAATGCCGTGGGATAACAGACCACTGCGAGGAGTTGCAGGCGCGCATCGCCCAGCTGGAGTCCCGCACCGTCACCGCTGCCGCCGCTGATGTACTGGCAGAGCGTAAGCGGCAGGTTATGACGGAGGGATGGACGCCGGAACATGATGACCAGCATGTAAATTTTGAAATGGCAATTGCAGGCGGACTGTACGCGATATCAGCTGTTGATAGCCACCATAAGTTACGCAATTCAGCTCCCTCAGCATGGCCATGGGACAGAAAGTGGTGGAAACCGGACGGTCCGCGACGTGACCTGGTTAAAGCTGGCGCGTTAATTCTGGCTGAAATTGAGCGCCTCGACCGCGCCGCTGGCATCAAGGTGGAGGCTGAGTGATGGCTATAGAAAACCCGAGTTCATGCCCGCACTGCGGCGGTGAGAATGGATTCCACACGAAAGAGGTTGTGGATTTCAAACAGTTTTATGCTTGGGATGGCTCATTCCTTGAAGGGCAGCACACCAGCGGCATTCGCGGTGGGAAAGCATTCTACTGCTGCGACTGCGGTCGGAATATAACATCGCGCATCAATAAGCCAGGAGCCAACCAATGACCAGCAAATTAACCAGAGAGCGCCTGCAGGAAATCGCTGAAGATGGATTCCTGAAGCATGGCGAAAGCAAAGAGTTGGCCCGCATGGCGCTGGTCGCAATGGACAGCGAGCCGGTGAAGCGCGTGAATGCAGATCAGATGCATCACGTCTGCTTAGAGGCAAATCGTCACTTAGATAAATACGGAGCAATGGCGAAGGAGGTGAACAAACTACTTGGGCGCATCCCAGCGCAGCCAGCGCCGGTAGCGCCGGTAGTACCGGATTTCAAAAAACTGGCTCGCGAACTGGTTGATAATCTCGTCGATTGCGGCGGACTGGATGAAGGGGTGAAAGAGAAGTATCTGGAGTGGGCGGAGAAAACCTGCCGCGCCGCCATGCTCGCAGCAACCCCGCAGGAGGTGAAGTGAAAGCGAACAAGCTGAAGCGTCGCCGCTGGCGGCGCATGCGGGATGCTTTGGCCGCATATAAGACTGAAGCAAGTGACTGGAAATCGTTGTACCTCGAACGCACTGCAGAAATTGCATCACTACGTAGTCAACGATTGTTGGTCCCTATGCCGGTAATTGTACCAGCGGAAATTTATAACCAGTTTAAAGGGGTAAGGGAGGACCACCAGCTGTGTAAAAGGTGTAATGACGGACTGCGTGGTGGCTGTTCGTCTTGTTCATATAGTGGCAGATAACCGGTTGCAGCCGGTTCAGTGGAGAACAACTCATGAGCGATCGCTTCCTGACTGATGAAGAACTGACAGAGGCCACGGGTTCGCCCCAAAAGTCACTGCAGAAAGAGGTATTAACGCAGAACGGGATCTTTTTTATTGAACGCCGGGACGGAGCAATCAAAACGACCTGGTTTCATATTAATCATCCCGTACAACGCATACTTCCACCAGCAGGCCATATGCCTACTCCAGGCATGAACTTTGACGCTGTAGAGAGATAATATGGGCCGCAAAAGAGCGCCTGGTAATGAGTGGATGCCGAAGGGTGTGTTTTTCCGCCCTTCCGGTTACTACTGGAAGCCAGGAGGTACTACCGAGAATCTAGCCCCAGCAAACGCTTCTAAAGCGGAGGTTTGGTTAGCTTACGAGAAAGTCGTTGAAGGTCGAAAAAAACTACTCACCTTTCAACAATTGTGGAAAAAATTTTTAAATAGTGCCGACTATGCAGACCTTGCCCCCAGGACACAAAAAGATTACCTGGCACATGAAAAATACTTGTTAGCGGTTTTCGGCGATGCAGAAGCAAAAGCCATTAAACCTGAACACGTCCGGCGCTACATGGATGCACGTGGTAAAAGAAGCCGTGTTCAGGCTAATCACGAGCATAGTTCAATGTCTCGTGTATACCGCTGGGGGTATCAGCGTGGTTATGTACCAGGTAATCCGTGTGTTGGTGTTGATAAGTTTCCTAAACCCCAGCGCGACCGCTACATAACTGATGAAGAGTACATCGCTATCTTCACTCATGCGACGCCTGCAGTTAAAGCCGCGATGGAAATTGCGTATCTTTGCGCTGCAAGGGTATCTGATGTTCTTAAAATGAACTGGAATCAGATTCTTGATAAAGGAATTTTCATACAGCAAGGTAAAACTGGTATTAAACAGATCAAAGCCTGGACTGAGCGTCTTAGTGCGGCTGTGGATATTTGCAGGGAATGGGGACAGGATGGCCCTGTTATCAGGACAATGTATGGTGAGCGTTATTCATACAAGGGATTTAATGAAGCATGGAGAAAAGCGAGAAACGCAGCTTCTGAAGAACTTGGTAGGCCACTTGATTGCACCTTCCATGATCTAAAGGCTAAAGGGATTTCAGACTATGAAGGATCTGGCAGAGATAAGCAAAAATTCAGTGGTCATAAGACAGAGTCACAGGTACTTGTTTACGACAGGAAAGTTAAAATCAGCCCGACTTTGAACAAGAAAATGAGATGA